CAAGTCCAGGTGGACATTATCACGATGCTTGTCTATCTAAGGGTTTTGTACAATCACATCAACATATTGTTGTTCGTTTTTCTGCGTGGAGTAAATGGTATAACGAGCAACGTTTTACAAGAACAACAGTTCAAGTTCCACCACCAGTATTTGTTGGTGATACATACAAGATAGCAGAAGATATGGCTGATGAATTAAACAAACAAAAGGAGACAGTATGACAATGTATTACACTGAGTTAAATGGTGCTGAACCAACAGTATCTATCCAAGTAAAAGATACTAAGTATACTTTTACTAATGAATCACTTACTAGATTAATAGAAGAAAAAGATAACCTGAAAACAAAACTAGAAGAAAAACAAAATCTTATTGACACCCATTGGGAAAACAAACATAAGATGCGTAAAGAAATATATGAATTCTTTAGTGCTCGTTATGAAACAGGCGATACAGAAATTACCTGTTCTAAAGAAGATGTTAACGAATTACTAGAGTCTATTGGCGCAGATATGCTTAAGACTTTGTGGACAATCAGTGGCAGAATTGAATTCACAGTTACTGATATTGAAGCAGAGTCAGAAGATGATGCATACCAGATAGTAGAAAATGGTATTGCTATAGAACTAGATGGTGATACAGTTGGCGACTGGTCACTAGACATTACTAGTACTGACGAACAATAGTTTTTGGTAGACAACCACACAGGCGTCTAGATTCCATCTGGGCGCATAGGAGATTGTGTGATTGTCAAAACCACGCCGATGCGAATGGTGTCATATCTCCTTCCGTCTGATACCATTCACTCAAGAAGACGGGCTGGTTTATGATTAGTCTCCTTTATCAGCCCGTCTCTCTAACAAGGAGACAAGGACCCAATGGCACGTACTGAAATAGACCGTGATAGATATGGAAGACCACTGGTCAAGCCACCTAAAGGTGGTACGCCAATTGCTTACACTAGGGCTACAACAATAGCCAACAGTCTTGATGACCCATCAGCATTGACCGCCTGGAAAATGCGTATGGCAGCAATAGGATTAACAGTGCGAAGTGATTTGTTATTAGCAATCAATGCATCGCAAGATGATAAGATGGCTATTAACAAGTATATAGAAGATGCTATGGAAGTAGCAGGTGCTAGTCGTGCAGCGACTATCGGCACAGCACTTCACGCATTTACAGAGAAACTAGATTTGGGACAGGAACTTGGACCTATTCCAGACGAGTGGGCAGGGGACATCCGAGCCTATGAAGAAACAACAAAGCAACTAAATAAAATCTTTATAGAACAATTCTGTGTGCTAGATAAATTCAAGATTGCTGGCACACCAGACAGACTTGTTGAATATAAAGGTGAAAGATTCATTGCAGATATAAAGACAGGTCGTATAGACCATCCAAATAATATAGCAATCCAGTTAGCAATTTATGCTAACGGGTTGCCTTATGATGTGCAGACGGCAACCCGTGGTAGTTGGGGAGAAGTCAACAAGGAAAAAGCAATTATCATTCACTTACCAGCAGGAACTGGTCTATGCAAATTAGTTTGGATAGACATAGCAGAAGGCTGGAAGGGAGTACAATTTGCAATGAAGGTAAGACAATGGCGAGACAAGAAAGGTCTCGTTACACCACTAGAGTAAGGAGAAGATAGTGTCTTCAACAGAAGCACCAATCAGTATCACAGTAAAGTCAACAGCAGGTAGTTTAATTACAGTCCGTGCCGAAACAGGAAACCAACTTGATAACCTAGTAGCAGAGGCATTGGAATCAATTAAGTCTGCAGTAATGGAACTAGAATCAGCATCAAAAAACTACTCTAGCCCAGCACCTATGTCATCAGCACAGGTAGCAGCAAGTCTGGGCGCTAGTATCGTAGAGACTCAACCAACACCAGAAGGTTGGGCAACTACATCATCACCATCAATCGGTGGTGGACGCAATTGTCCACACGGAAAGATGACAGCAATCCAGGGAACAGGTAAAGACGGCAAGATGTACCGTGGTTATTTCTGTGCAGCACAAAAAGGTGCATTGGATAAATGCAAAAATGTCTATGCGAGAGTGGGTACACCAGACTGGAATACATTTGTTCCAGACCAGGTAAAGTAAATGCGTACATTAAAACGTAGCATCAACAAAGCAGAGGTGGGTGGCGAACCATTGCCACCCGCTTTTGCGGCGTTTGAACGAGCAGGAATTATTCTGCGCCGTGCAGAAATCACAATGATTGCAGGCACCCCAGGTGCGGGTAAGTCATCAATAGCATTAGCAATAGCAGCCAGAGCAAAAGTACCTACACTTTATTTCAGTGCAGATACCAACGCTCACACTATGGCTATGCGATTAGTAGCAATGTCTAGTCATATATCTCAACAAGCAGCAGAACAATTACTAAAGCGTGACCCAAAACAAGCAGAAGAAGTATTGGTTATGAACAATCATTTGTTCTGGTCATTTGAATCTACACCAACACTAAAAGATTTAGATGAAGAAGTATCTGCATTTGAAACTGTATGGGGTAGAAGTCCTACGCTTATTGTTGTAGATAACTTGATGGATATAGCAATGGATGGACACGAAGAATTCCAAGGTATGCGTGCTGCTATGAAAGAGTTAAAGTATCTTGCAAGAGATACTAACTCAGCAGTATTAGTTCTGCACCATACTAAAGAAGGATTTGATGGCTATCCTTGCCAGCCACGTAATGCTATTCAAGGTCTAGTAAATCAGATACCAGCAATGGTTTTGACTATCGGACAAATGAAACAAGGAGACGAGACCTATCTCTGTGTAGCCCCAGTCAAGAACAGATATGGACGAGCAGACCAGACAGGTAACAATTATGTCAGCCTTGCCTTTAACCCAGACAATATGTACTTAGATGATGTTCAAGTTAAATATATGCAAGAGACAGTATACGGAAATTAAAATTTGAGTAGTGCAGCCAAACGCAAAGGTAGTCAAGCAGAACGAGATGTTGTTGCTTGGCTTAAGGCTAATGGCTTTAAGTATGCGGACCGCAGACTAGCAGGAGCAACCCTAGATAAAGGCGATATTAGTGGAGTTCCAGGAGTCACTATTGAAATAAAGAACCACGCTAAGATGGATTTATCTGGTTGGCTAGCAGAATTAGAAATAGAAATGAAAAACGATGGTGCTTGGACAGGTACAGTCCTACATAAACGGAGGAACAAAGGTAATGTAGGTGAATGGTATGCAACTATGCCAGCCAAAATTTGGTTAGAACTTATAAAGGAGATTATAAATGGTAGAAGTAATTGATGAAGTTATAGAAGAATTAGAAAATAAAATTCTTACACATCGTAGATTAGGAATAATGTATGAAGGACAAGAAGATTATGCTACAGAAGATAAACATTATACAGCAGCATTTGCATACGAAATGGCTTTAATAATTATAAAAAAACATTACAATAAAGAAAGGGCATTGAAACTTGTTAAATGAATTTACTATTTTGTTTATGTATTTACAACAAGAATTGTTAGGATTGTTACTATGGATAAGCACAGCATTGCTGCTTACTTAGAACATATAGGCGCCAGCCTGCCTGCTGTGGGCAGTGGCTGGCGAAAAATGCGCTGTCCATTTCATCCAGATAAACACGCATCAGCAGGTGTTAATTTCACAGAGGAAAGATTCAAGTGCCACGGTTGTGGAGTCGGTGGCGATGTCTATGATTTAATTATGCAAAGAGAAGGAGGTAACTATCGTGAGGCTGTCAAATTCGCAGAGACAATTTCTCCTACAGGCAACACAAGAATACGCCCAGCACATACATCAAGCCACAGATTATCTGGCAACACGGAGTCTGTCGGTAGAAGAAGCAAAGAAGTTTCATTTAGGAGTAGTGGACAATCCATTACCAGGTCACGAAGGCTACAAGGGTAAGTTAGTAATACCTTACACAACACCATCAGGTGTAGTTGACTTACGCTTTCGCAGCATCCACGGTGAGGACCCTAAATATATAGGATTACCTGGTGCTAAAACTACAATGTTTAATGCACAAGCAGTACTGACAGCAAACCAATACATATGTGTAACCGAAGGTGAAATAGATTGCGTAACAGTTGCAGTCAAAACAAATCACCCAGCAGTAGGCATACCAGGGGCTAACAATTGGAAGCCGTATTACACCAAAATACTAGATGACTTTGAAGTAGTCATAGTTCTAGCAGATGGTGATGCCCCAGGACTAGAGTTTGGTAAAAAGATTAGCCGTGAGTTAGGCAACGTAAACATAGTTCAAATGCCAGAAGGACACGATGTAAATAGCATTGTGATACAGGAAGGAGTACAATTTTTAGATGACAAAATCAGAAAATGCTTGGGAGGATAGAGAAGAAATGGAGCGAGTCTGGGGTTATATAAAAGAAAACCCATTAATAATTGGCCTGCCAGTATCAGAACGCAGAGGCATAGATTTACTCTCAGCATTAAGAGACATATACGAAACCAATAAGACAAATACAGATGGTGCTCAGGTATTATTAACTATGCTAGCCAACGTGCTAGTAGCAGCATCTCAAGGCGATGGTGAAGAAATAGTAGAAGAAGTCCTAGTACAAGATGCAATGCTTCAATTTGAGCAGAAGATGAAGGATATATTAAATGAAGGACATTAGTCATTTAGATGAAATAATTACAGAACTTAAAATTACAATGGTTCAAAAACATCAAGACTACGGACCATACAACATAGCCCACGCACCTGGCGGTCCTATGAATGGGCTATTGGTTCGTATGCACGACAAGATGGAACGACTACAGAATTTGTTTTACAAAAGAAACAACACGCCGAACTACGAATCTATAGAGGATACGCTGAAAGACCTAGCAAACTATGCCATAATAGGACTTATGGTACAAAGAGGTCAATGGGAAGGTGTCGGCGAGAATCGTGATAGTTCACCTAACAAAGGATGAAGTTAGAGTCTGCACTTTATTAGCCGTTGAAAGATGGCTAACTAAGTTCGGCTCAATAGATAGACCTAACTACGCATACGGTAAACAGACTGGCAGACTAGAGCCAGAAATAAATGCAAACATCAGAGCCAATATAGCCGAATGGGCAGTAGCAAAAAAATATAATCTTCAATGGTCTGTGCCTTGGTATCCTAATGAATTGCACAAGGATAGAAAAAATATACCTGATGTTGGAAATGTTGAGATTAGAACTGTAAGAACCCGTGACTCTATACCATTTTGGCGCAAAGATATTAATAAAAAAATTGTAGGTGTAAAGGTATTAGATGAAGAATACTATTCATCTGTACACATATACGGAAGTTTTAATGCTAATGATTATATGAAGCCTGAGTATGTTGATGTTCAGATAGATGGCTGGCGTGTACCAGTATCGGAGATTAAAGAAACAACTTGATGAGCGATTACATAGCCGAGTACGATGCTTTAGTAGCATCTTTATCTAATGAATACCATAGAAAATATCCTATGGTTGAAGCACTAGATATTCAACAAATGTTATGGCTATGGTTTGTTACTCACCCTGCAAAATATAAAGAGTGGTCAGCATTAGAACAGAAAGATAGAGACAAGTTAATAGCAAAATCTCTTAGAAATGCAGCAATAAAATATTGCGAAAAAGAAAAAGCCAAGACAGTTGGCTATGAATTAATAGACCTTTATTACTATGATGCCTCTGTGATTGAGGTATTTCTACCTAGTATTATTTCAGAATCCTACGAGATACCTACAAAAATTAAAGACTTAAACTTTAAAGTAAGTAAATCAGAATCAGTTACAGATGGTAACAACTGGTTAGTTTTAAGGTCAGATATAGCCAATGCTTTTTACAAACTAACAGAGGCTAAACAAAATGTACTTAGAATTAAA